ACGCATTCCCATCTATGCTTATGCCGCTATCAAGGCTGCTAACAAGGTAGTGCTCTGTAATGGTCTTGAGGCTCCTTCCTGCATCGCCTTCGACCTTCGACCATTTATATACCGTTGGGTCTGTAAGGTCAGGTTCAATCGAAAACCTGTTAGCCGAGATGCCTACATAAGCCTTGCCCTCCGGCATCAAGGATATGCCGTTGCCGTTTTCATCGTCTGCATACACTACCCACGTATATACCGTCCTGTTTTTCGCTAGCTCCGCAAACTGATTTGCCAAAGCCTGGACTTTAGCGCTTATCCCGGAATCCCGGATTAGATACTCGCCCAGCGTAGCCTTTTGCGTCTTGTTTGCAATCGATACTTCTAACTTCAAAATGCGTGCCGATAGATAAAGCTCACCGCGGTCATCGATTAAGTTTACCCTGTCACCTATTTTGACGTTATCCGGCAGCTCGGCAATATCAACCTCGTAGTTGACTTCTGCGTCGCAAATCTCCTTTAGCTCCGTCACTGCATGGGCGCAGTGCTCTTTCTGACTTGTGGTATCGTAACTATACGTCTTGACTATATGCCCTTCGCCGGTTCCCGTCTCGCTCAAGTATCGGCTCCATTTTGAGAGTGCGTCCCGGGATTTCAGGTAATATCCCGATACGTAAAAGTCGCCATCATCATATTTATATCCAGATAGCGTAATCGGCGTGTCTTTGCCCTCCGGCGTTCCGCCTGTCACGTAAAGCGCCGTAGCGAGGTTTGCTACCGATGATTTTATGACTATATTATTTAAATTTTTATTGATCCTCAGCTGCTCCCCAGCGTCCTTACCTCTCGATTTATGGATGTTGATGTATTTATGTAACACCCTCAGCCCGTCGATGTCAAAGCTATAGCTGATTTCCGCATTGTCAAATTGAGTGGCCACGCTGGCGAGCCTTTCGGTCGCAGTAGCTTCGCCTTCCCATTTCAACTTGCGGGTCAGGTTGGGGATTTCATTTAGTCCTATTTCAAATCCCGAGTCCTGCGAGTATTTCTGCACATACCAAGCTATTTTATGGGCTTCCGTAGCTTCGTACTCACCCACCACTTCATTCAAAAGGTCAAGCCCTGCATCCTCTGCGTAAATCGTTGCTTCTTGTGCGTCTACATCAAACTCCGTCTCAATGATAGTGTAAAACTCGTTTTCATTATCGTTAGCCCTGAGCAGGTAGTTACCTGCCTTAGTGACTTCCTCAAGGCGCAGACGATCTGCCAGCTCATACGATACTGTGCATTCAAACGAAGCTACTCCGCTTTCAACGTCTTCTGTTTTTAAGTCATCCGATGCAGTAAAGCCTTGGGGCAGCCCCGTAGCCGCATGTCCAAGCACTTGCATCTTCCTGTCTGCAAAATATATAATCACAGATATGCCTCCCTGTAACGCACCTTCATCTTAGGCGCATAATCGTCCGCTACCCAACTTGAGTAAGCTATGCCTATCTGGTTGAGGCCGGGCTCAAGGTAAAAATCTTCCCAGTCATTGCCCAGAGCGCCAAGCTCCGGAGACCTGACATCGTTCAAGTAAATCTCACCTTGACTGCAGTCAGCCTCCATCACATCGTTTGCGCTGAATTTGTTCGGTATATCCCTCCACGTGGTGCAGTTGTTCTTCACGAATTTTGCCCAGTAAAGCCCGTTATACGACAGCGCTGTGATGCTTGCATACTGCTCAAAATGGAACGTAACCTGCGTCGCCTTAGTGGTTGCTATGGCGGAGTCCGTAAACACCTTCTTAATTCCTGCAATAGTGAACGTCACCTTGCTGCCGGATTTTATAATAGTGGACGTTTGAACCGCCTTGCTGTTTGTACCAAAATACTTATTTGCATACGACAGGTCAATATCAACGCTGCTCACCTTCTTGTTATTTACATAAAAAAGTAGGCTGCCGTTCTTGCCCGCCTTGTTTTTCAAAATGCGTACGCCTGCTAGTATCTTCCGATCGTCCCCGCTGCCGGAGACTACATTGGCCTGGAAGCCTCCGACTTGAGACGTGTCCTTTTTGCCGGTGCCGATACACATCTTTTGCTTATATGTAAGCGTAAAGTCTGTTGCACCTACATCGCCCGCCGAGTCAGCCGGCAAGGTCCTAGTTATAGACGCACCGTGATATTTCCCACTTGCGGTTCCATATGAGGACGCCCCTAAGTAGTACGTCTCCGGTACGTCCGCAACATAATCGCTTATGCCCAAATTGCTGCAAGCCGTCTCTGGCAGCTTACCGGCAGTGCCTTCCAGGTTACTATCAGTCCGCCATGCCTTGAATTTTATCCCTGTAAGAGCCTTTGTAGTCGCTGCAAGCCCCGTTACTGTGAAGGAGAGGTTTACTGTATGCGCAGTCTTGCCTCTCCAGTACGCCGACGTACTCTTTATGGTCACATCGTGCCAGGAACCACCGCAATATATTGAGCCCTTAAGCCCTAAGCCCCTGCCAAAATAGCTGGTGCTATATTTCAGCGAAGCCGTAATGGAAGCTGTAATAGTAACTGCATTCGAAGTTCTTCCGCTCGCTCTAAGCGCCACCGTATAGTAAAATCGAGGGCTGCCTGCCGGCGTGATCTTACTGCGCAGTACCGTTGCTGATGTTGTCCTGGGACTTGCAGGCACAGCATAAGATGCTACTTTCATGCCTATAGTCCCGCCCTGCACCGCATTTGACGGCAGCACTTTGCCGGTATTCTCAGACCAAATGGATTTTAAGCTGTCCGTCCATGATCCCGAAGCGGTAAATGTCTGATTGGCTAGCGTCTGCGACTTTGCATATGCGGTTTCGCCATCTTCCTCGTCAGGGTCTCCTATCTGAATTATCTTTTCATCTTCATTAAAAAAGGCCACATACCCACAGTCACCGGCCCCATCAAGCGCAGCGCTTTCACTTTCCTCTTCGTAAAAGTCTGCCTCAAGCACCGGGAATGATGGATATGTGCCGTAATAGTCTATCAGTATGCTCCTTGGATCGTCTTCCGACGGCTCCGCCTCAAATTCTTCGACTGAATACTTGAGTGGGTCTAGGCACAGAAACTCAATCTCACCCTTTACTGAATTTCGTCCCTCCTCCACATCATCGATAAGGCTGGGAGTCCCGATAAAAAACTTGTCCGGCTCATCGTTAAATATGAGTTCTGCATCGTCTACGTTTAGGATTGAGGCCAGCTTGTTATAAGCCTCTCTAAACGCCTCAGGGCTTGCCGTAATAAGCTGATACCCGACCGTAATAGTACGTGCCGGGTATCTCTTGTTCTTGCGTATTTCACCGTCCTTAGTGCCGATTTCATAGGTCTCTATCTCGGGTGACAAGGCTTCGCGTCCTTTAACATAAAGGGTGCGGTAACCCTCTATCTCAGACTCTAGGTATGCGCCGTTTAGCTGCAGCGCTTCGGAAGCTACAGGCACTGCCGTTATATTTTCAGTTGTATCTCGAAATTCATACATTACCTAATTCCTCGCTTCCTGCTGTTATGCACCTGTCGCTTGTTAAGCTCCTCCTCGGTATATGGCGCCGACACTCTAGCTATCTCTTTGCCATCCATAACGACAGGCACCTCTATAACCGTGCTTCTCTGCGAGCCGTAGCTATAGTCATCGTTAAGGCTGCCGCTGTACCCTGCAAACGAAAGCTCCGGCGAAATAATTTCAGGGAGGTTCACCAGCCGCTCAGCCATAGCCTTAGCGTCAGCCACTTTATCCCGCATGCCGTTAATCCAGCCGGCGCCGTACCATTTGCCGTACTGCGTCGTTATCTTGGATGGCGAGCCTATCTTAGCTTTGGCTGCTATTGCCGCATTAGCTGCGGACGCTAATTGAGCCGCTGCCGATCTCACTGCTCCGAGCTGCGAGCGCAATCCTCTGGCAAGCCCTGCACCTATATACGAGCCCGCAGAATACGCACCGGATGAAGCAGACCTAAGAGCCGCATTTATTGATGTCACTGCCTGCCTTGCTACAGATACCGCCTGTCTTAAACCGCTCTGTAGTCCGGTAGAAAACCCTCGCCCTGCCGCAGCACCCACCGTGGTAAAACGTGCTGCTAGAGGCTGTATTACTGCTATAATCGAGCTTGCCGCAGAGCGAACCGCACTTTGCGCTTGTCTTGCGCCAGAGGAGAGACCTCTTGCAAGCCCTGCTCCCGCCGATAGTCCCGCAGAGGTTAGAGCCGGCACGATAGCCCTACCGGCTGCCACAATCGACGTAAATGCCGCTATAAATGGCGCAATGTTCGGCGGCGTAATAACGAAGTTACTGAAAGCCGCCTTCAGTGCCGTAACGCCGCTAACGGTGCTTGTCACCGAAGCACTTATTGCAAGCATTGCTGCATTGAACGCCACAGCACTAGATGCCGCCAACATCATAGCCGTAACCAGCATTTGCATTCCCGTAGCTGCCGCCTGCAGCCTCTCGCCTTTTCCGGCTATTGAACCTATGCCGGCCGCCACAGCTGCGAGCGATGTTGCCATATCCGTTAAGGACAGCTTGGTAATCGCACCTATTCCCTGCGCCACCAAATTAAAGCCTACGCCTGCGTTGCGTGCGGACGTGCCCACGGATTCAATTACCGTGGCGACAGCATTCAGCACACCAATGAGGCCTCCGCTTATCGCATTCACGACCTGCGTTACGCCCTCACTTATCTTCAGGAAGCCGTCCGAAATGTGATCCACCACTTGGCTTATGACATTTCCCGCCGTTCTCATGACGTTACAGAGCGTACCACCCACTACGCTTACTATTTGCGATACTGCGCCCGCTATAGTGCTGACGAGATTGCCGAAAGCACCCAGTATTAGCGCAACGGCGGCAGATACCGAGCTGGCTACCTGCTGCACCGTATTGCCGAGTTGTTTTATCATTACCGTTAAAGCCTCAACGAAAGGCGTTGCGAGCCTCATTCCGGCGCCAACCATGAGAATCATGGCGCCAAATGCCACCATGCCGATAGACGCTGCCGTAAGGGCGGTGCCGAAAACTGCAAATATCGCGGCAAGAGCTCCTACAACTACGCCAAATGCGCCCATAGCGATAGCGCCTTCTTTACCGGACTGCGCTATAGGACCCATCATAAGGGCTATTCCGGCTATGGAGGCCGAAAAGGCTATTATGCCGACCATAGACGTCTGCAGCTGCTTGCCTACTCCCGCAAATACAGCAGCAAGACCTCCTACAACTACGCCGAATGTCAAAAGAGGCGCCACAGCCGACTTGCCGCATGAGGCTATCCCCTCAAGAGACTTAGCGAGCAAGGCGAGAGATGCTATAATTAGCGCTACACCTGCCATTTTTACTAACTTACCGAGCGACTGCTTGAGCGTATCCGTAACCTTGGCAGCCTTCTTGCCAGATCTTCTGAAATTATCTATTGCAGTCTCTGCCGGCTTTAACCACTTCGATATTTTCTTATACGCCTTAAACGCCAGAACGCCGGCTGTAATCGCCGCTAGGATTTCCGCAAAGCCTTTGGTATGTTTGCTGGTGAGTGAGCCGATGGCTTCAAGTATTTTGCTTACGACTTTGGCAACAACCGTAGCT